TCTGGCGTTTTAACTGTTGGTGGAAATTCAAATTTTGGTGCTGGTGTTGACGTAACAGGAAATATAACAGCAACTGGTACTGCCAACTTTAATGGGGGTACAAGTACAGGAAGCCTTAAAATTGAAAATGCAGGTCCAGCATTACTTTTAGTGGATACTGATAATGATTCTGATTTTCAAATCAAAAATGAAAACGGAGTATTAAGATTTAGAGATACAACACACTCTCTTAATAGATTAACAATTGCTTCTGATGGAACTACAGATATAACTGGAAACTTAAATGTTGGAGCTGGTATTGACGTAACAGGAGCTGTAAATGCGACTACAGATATCAAAACAACTGGCGGTAAATATTATTTAGATACTGGCTTTTATATAGGAGAAGTATCTTCCGCAGGAGGTAGTGCTGAATCCCCTGATGGCTCAACAGAAATAGTAAATGGGCAAGTAGGTAAAGATTTAAATTTACGAGCTTTCGGTGATATAGCTCTTGGATCTAGCAACTCTACAGCAAATACTGTTGCTAAGTTTCAGATGCCTGTAGTAGGAGCTAGTAAACATGGAAAATGTATTCTTAACTATGTAACAGCAAATGCTGGAGGTAATGCTTCCTCATCGACAAAACTAGAAACTAAATCAACTGGTGTTGGAATTACTGGAAGTTTAGATCTCTCTAACGATTTAAACTGTTCAGGAAATATTTATGGTCCAAATAATATAGGTAGAGATACTGGTGACAAGATTACTTGGGTTGATAATACCCAGTTGGATGTCTATGTAAATGGTAACAACGAGTTTAGATTTGAAGCTGACGGTGACTTCCATGCAGATGGAGACATTGTTGCTTTCTCTTCTACTACAGCATCTGACTCAAGATTAAAGTCAGACATACATACTATTAATGATGCTCTTGGAATCGTAGGAAAACTACGTGGTGTTTCTTATAAATGGTTAAGAGATGGCAAAGCTGATATTGGTGTTATTGCACAAGAAGTAGAAGAAGTAGTACCTGAAGTAGTTAAAACAAAAACTTCTCTAGGTCTTGATGGTCCAGAAGAAATTAAAACAGTTGACTACGGAAAACTTGTAGGCGTACTTATAAACGCAATCAATGAACTCAAAGCTGAATTAGACGAGCACAAGAAAGGAGGTAAATAATGGCAATACAAGGTTCAGGCGAAATAAAAATCACTGAAATTGTTGCTGAGTTTGGGGGCACAGTCCCCCACTCTTTATCTGAATATTATCGAAATGGTGGCGCAGTTCCCGGAAACAATACAAACGTTTCAGAATCTGGTGAAATCTCAATGGCTATGTTTTACAACGCAGTCAATGAGATACAAATAACAGTTTCTGCTGATGCAACGAACTATCAACTTTCAAACGCATTTGGATCTAACTGGTCTACTGCGGTTCCAAAAAGACTCACTATTAACAGTGGTGTGACTATTGGTAGCTCTACTTCGACTCCTGCTATGACTATTGAAGGTTCTATGGGTGGTACATTAATTGTCCATAACACTGGAACAATCGTAGGTGCAGGCGGAGCTGGTAGCTCTAATGGAGCTGGAGGTGCTGGAGGTAACGCAGTTAAATCTGACCAAAACGGTAGCATAACTTTCTACAACAATAGTGGAGGAAGTGTCTACGGTGGCGGCGGAGGCGGCGGAAGAGGCGGCAACGGCGGTAAAGGCGGAACTGGCGGAAGAGGCGGAACCGGAGGAGGAGGTCAATATACTCAACAAACTGGAACTATGCTTTATCAGGCTTCTGGTTCTACAGGAAGTGGTTACAATACACACTGTCAAGGTATGAATAGAGTACACTTCACCGGAGGTGTTATGACACCTTATCAGAACTCTTCAAGAAGTAGTCACAGACACTTTTTCTGCCAAGTATGTGGTGGATCAAGTTACTACGCACAAGGCGGTGGTCATCACTTCTTCTATCACAAAAATAAAAAAGGTAAAGTTCAAACTCGTGGATCAACTACTTGCGCTAGAAATGTAAACTCAAACGGCGGAGGCGGCGGTTACGGCGGACAAGGCGGTAACGGCGGTGCTGGCGGAGCTGGCGGTAGAGGTGCTGGTTATAACCAAACCTTACAAAGCGGAAGTGCTGGATCTAATGGAGCCGGAGGATCAAACGGAAACGGTGGATCATACGGTGGAACTAATGCTGGTAGAGGTGGTACCGGAGGAAAAGGTGGTACTGGCGGAAAAGGTGGAACTGGAGGCGCAGGCGGAAACTACGGTACAGCAGGCGGAAACGGATCAACTGGAAACACTGGATCTACTGGAAACACTGGTGCCAAAGGTGCTAACGGAAATAGAACTCAAGGTGCTAACGGACAAGGCGGTAGCGGCGGTCAAGGCGGAGCTGGAGGCTCTGGCGGAGGTGCAGCAGGTTACTACATAGAAAACCGTCATTACATGACATTTCACAACTCAGGCACAGTTGCCGGACAATAACTATGAAATACAAAATTACAGAAATCTCTAACCTTGAAATGAAGGTAGAGTACGAAGATGGATCTTGGGCTTCTATCCCATCAGTTGAGGGATACAACAAAGTTGATTATCTGATTCAGATTCAAAACATGCTACCCACAAGTGCATCTGAAGTTCCAGTAGCAGAACATCCTATGAAAATAGGTGATGAAGGTGTTGTCGGTGAAGGTATTCCTGCTGACGAACAACCAGATTATGAATGGAAATGGGATGGAGCAAGAGCAGTTAATATGCCTTCATATAGTGTGCAATTAGAAGCTCTATATGATGCTAGAAAAGGAGATAATACTGGGCTAGACGCCATAGATGCACATATCGAAATGGTAAAAGCTAAGTTCCCTAAAGACGATAAAGTCTATTCCATTATCGAAATGGAAGCAGCTACAAAAGAATTGCAGGCAGATTCTAGATGGGTGGAAGATTAGAGAGGTTAGAGATTTGCGAGAAGTGTTCTTTTTATACAAAACATAAATTCTGCAAAATATGTGGATGTTTTATGCCTGTTAAAACAGCAATACCTTTTATGAAATGTCCAGCCAAAAAATGGTAGAAGCATTATCTCTGCCTGATCCTGTATTACCTAAAGCTCCGGTTATACCGAGAGTAATTTTAGATGTACCGACAGCAGAGATACCTAGCTATAAACCTATGGTTGTACCTCCTAGTGATCTTCGACCACCTGATGGTGTAGAAGCTGAAACTAAAGAAGAAGCACCCACTGGTATAAGACAAATAAATCTACCAATTATTGATAGAAAAATACCTTTACCAGAAAATGAAATATTAATTACTGCATCCACCACAGCAGTAGTTTCCGTAGCAGCCACCCTTACAGCTACAGCAGCCTTTAAATGGGTTGTAACAGTAATGAAACCAATACTTAAAACGGCATGGAAGAAGATAAGCCGATCAAAGGACAACCAAGAAGTTTCCTAAAAAAGCTTAAAGAAAACGTAGATGACCATGACGAACAAATGGCAATACTTGGCGCAATAGTGCGTCTAGGTGTTGTGGTTTGGAGTGGATTTATCATCACTTTAAATTATGTTGAGCTACCTATGGTTAGAAAACCTTTAGGTGCATCCTCTGATATCACGTTCGTCGCCTCGATTTTTACGGGCGCGCTGGCAACTTTCGGGCTGTCCACGGGTAACGGTAAGAAGAATGGAAACGGTAACGGAACTACAACAAAACCAAAAACATGAAGAAATGGATTCTTCTCTTAGCACTGTTGTCACCCGCAGTAGCGAGAGCAAATACGATTACTCCTCAGTTCACACAAGGGAGTATGAACTCAACGACAACAACAACTCAGACAATTTCGGAGACAATAAACCAAGAAGTATTTGGAGCCGAAGTAAAAACTTGGTCTGGAACAAATGTCACTGCATCTGGAGACATCTCAGATTCAGCAACAACATGGAGTTTGACAACTCCCGGAGCAGACTTTCAGTTAGAAATAACAGAAAGAGCAGCAGGATTGATCGAGACAATCGACACAGTTCGCACTATAGATACAGACTCCACTACTACTTCTTACTCAGTCTTCTCACAGTAAGTCCAGCTTACGCTGATTCAAAACCAGAAAATAATAATGTAAGTAATCCCGTGGCAGCCGCGACCGGAAATGTGACAAATCAAGCTGTCCAATTCCAGAACAATGGAGCACCATCTAGACAACAATATGGTCCCAACATTAGTTGCAACGGATCTACTATGACTTTCTCACCGTTCTATATGGGCAACCATACAAAACCTTGGGAAATGAATGAAGATATGGGGATGGATCCTAGTAGCTATACACTTGCTGAAAACTGGGGGTTCCAAGTTAATTTTATGGTACCTCTGGATAAAGAAAGTTTAAAGCAATGCAGAAGCATAGCTGCGAGACAAGAAGAAAAAATGAGGCTCGATTACGAGCTTACACGTGCGCTCAAATGTGCACAATTACAAAAATCAGGGTTCACCCTGTTACCGAAGTCACGTGTATATCACATGTGTTCTGACGTAGTACCAATATCACAAGTAAAGAAAAATGTTAGCAATCCTTAAACCATTTGTGCTATCTGCACTTAAGTCACCAAAATTTAAGACTTTCGTTGTAGAGCTACTAGAAAAGCTAGTAGAGCAGAGTGATAACCAGCTTGACGACAAAGCACTAGCAATAGTCAAAAAAGGGCTAGGTATCTAATGGCTAACGTCAGTTTAAAAATCGGCAAACACAAAAGTCGTACTGGCGGACTCACCAAAGCTGGTAGAGAAAAATACAACAGAGCTACAGGCTCAAACTTAAAAGCACCACAACCCGGTGGTGGTCCTCGCAAAAGATCGTTTTGCGCCCGTATGTCAGGGGTAAAAGGACCAATGAAAAAACCAAACGGCAAGCCTACTCGTAAGGCTTTAGCCCTTCGCAAATGGAAATGTTAATTATGCCA